GAGGCTTTCATATAATTTTGTGTACATCATCTTTTAAACACATAATATAGGCGTCTGCCTGATTGTCTTGCGTTACCAGTTTCAATCTCTTTACCATAATTGTTTCTAAATGCTGATAACATTCTATCAACATGGTCTTGATTTTTAGGTCTACCTTGTAATTTTTGAGTTTCGTATATCATAACACCTCCAGGTTTAGTCATCTCATAATGACCTTTGGCAATTTCACTTTCAGTTAAACCATCTTCATCTCTAACTTGAATAGTCATAGCAAAAGAGAAAATGACATCATAGTGACCAACATTACTTTCTGTAAAGTCTTTAAAACCTTTTTGAATCCACATCATATTGTCTGGTATGTCAAAAGGACATTCCACAAATGGTTCTACTGCATATACTTTTTGATAATCTTTGGCAAGTTCGATACCAAATTCGCCTTGATTGGCGCCTAGGTCAAGTAAAGTTTTATCTTCACCAGAGTATCGTTTTAAATTTAGATTTGCAATTCTTTCCTGAGCATTGTTGCCCTTACCGATTGCTTGGTAATTATTCCAGTCTGTCTTCATATCATTCACCTCAACTAACTTTCTTAAATCATTTTCAAACTTTTGTATATCAAATAGTTCTCGTTGACTATTTATAAACAAATCCGTAAACAGGTTTATATGTTTACTGCCTTCAGGTAATGTGTTCTCAAAATCTATACACTTCAACACACCATCTTTTATATGTATGTCATTAATAGGAAACTTTGTGGTTGTAAATTTTAAATCGTGTTCCTCTAATGCTTCTACAATCTTATATACTTGTGATACTAATTCTGGTCTAGGTACATCATTAACATACTTTTCACCACAATAACTCATTGTAATCACCAACTCATCTTTATCATAATGTAATAATTCTGGAAAGTTAGGATGACCTTGTAATCTCTGTAAACATTCTAACTCTCTTAAATAACAATGATAACCTGTACCTCTTACATAATCTTTCTTTTGTACCTTATCAAACTTCTTAACAACTTTATCACCAATAATCCAAACACTACTTGATTTTCCCCTTATCATACACTTTTACCGTTAACAAAATGATATGCGTTTCCGGCTAACATCTCAGCTTCAGTAAATTGTGACCCAATTAATGAGTGTAACCATTGTTCTCTTTCACCTGAATATAAAGGGTCTTTTATACTAGATAAATCTTTTAAACCTAAACTCACAGGCCATGCTGGACTGTGTTCACTACAAAAACTAGGTATACCTGCAACAACGGCATGTACAGCACACATTGAATGAAATGATATCATAGCATGACAATTTTTTAAGTCTTCGTGTAGAGGTTTTTCTGTTCTATCAGGAGACCAATCAACATTGCCTTTATACTTTTCTCTTACAACAATAGGGTGTGTTCTATCATATTTTTTATCTGTTTAATGATATTACCTGTCCATTCGTGTCTATCAATGCCATACCATCTAGCAGTATGATAACTAGGTGGTATTATAAGAATATGGTCACCCTCATAGTTCCATTTCTTCAATGTAATCTGGTCTAGTAAATCTGGATTGTCTTTTACTCGTTCTCTTATTCTTTCAAATCTGGTTTTACATCTACCAGTTTTGTCAATATAAGTTTTTTGAGTGTTGTTTTTGATGATACGATACCATTTATCACCTGCTGAATTTTGTTTGTAATCTGAATAAAAGAAATATGGTTGGTCGAAATAATAGTAATCTTTTTCTTGTTCAATACAGGCTTGTTCTACTTCTTTTGTGCCTCTTAATATACCTTGAAAGACAGCCTCACCATCAGGACCTATTTGTCCGTCCCATGATGGCCAAGTGTAATTATAAAATTTATCACCTGTATTACTCTCTATATTTTTAAAATGCTTATGGGGAAATTTACTAGCAAAACCCTTTACGAAAGCAGATGATGATAATTTTGCGTCAAATACATATAGTGTCATAACCAACCTTTTGTATATAATAACTATCAACAATATCAGATATAGGGTTACCTACTTTCTCTGTGTCAAATAGTTGTTTCAAATCAATTTTTACTTCTTTCACGAATGCCTCATACATTAAATCTTTGTCTGCGTTACCTTTTCCTGTGGCACCTTTCTTAACGACACTCGGTACCACCGTTTCATAATTGAAATTTTGCTCTTGTAATCTATATTTGAGAATGCCACAATTTTCAGCGATTTGAAAAAGACCACGGCCTTTCGACCCATAAGAGTAGCCTTCAATGTATATTTGTGGATTTTTTGTTTGTTTGATAATGTCAATTGCGAAATCAGATATGTATGTAAATCTTTCAATCGGGTCTTTCCATTCTTTATGTTCATAACCAATTATATCCTCACTTTGTTGACCAATCCACTTCTTTTTGTTGGTCAAGTAATAAAATTTAAGTCCGCCATTGTTTACACAAATGGCAGGACTAGTTAAACTGTAATCAACCCCAATCTTCGTCTTCTTCGTACCTTTGCTCATAATCTTCCTCATCATCATCTGGAATTTCATGTCCACAAAATGGACATGTTATAGGAGGAATATCTTGTTCATCCTCATTCCATATTAATGTATATTTAGTATCGCAATCGGAACAATGTTTTTCTGCTTTAGTCATTACAGTTTGAATTTCTTGAATTGGTCTTTTTGTACATCTTGTTTAATACCACCAATGACATAACTTTCAATCTCTGTTTCTTGTGGTGCATTTTGTGTACCCTTTGAATTCAACCAATGGTCTGTCCACGGTAGAGGATTTTGTTTTTGTTCGTACCTTGTTTCTAGGCCAATGCCTTTCATTCTTCGGTTTGCCATGTACTCGACAAATTGGTGTAATAGTTTTTCTGATAAACCAATCATACTTCCTTTGGAAAATAGATATGTTGCCCAACGCTTCTCCTCCTGTACTGCCTCATCATACATTGTATAAACTTCTTTTTCACATTCTTTTCTAATCTTAATCATGTCTTTGTCATCATTACGGTCATGCCAGTTATTGATAACAGTTTGTGACATTGCAAGGTGTTGACTTTCATCTCTTGCAATAAAAGAAATAATCTTAGCACTACCCTCTAGTAGTTTAAGTTCACCAAATGCAAACGAACAAGCAAACGATACATAGAACCTTAATCCTTCAAGTATGTTTACAGACACCATAGCTAGATACATTTTCTTTTTCAGTTCATATAAGTCAACTGAATTTTTATCAAGGTGCCACTTATAACCTAAATTAATAAGGTCATCATAAGTCTTCGTCACACTCTCTGCTCTTTTCTCAATCTTATCATCTGTAAGAATGGTATCAAAAACTTCGTTTGGATTTGCATATAGATTTTTGATGATATATGTATAAGACCTAGAGTGTATTGTTTCCATGAAATCCCATGTAATAATACAACCCTCTAATTCTGGTAATGATACAAATGGTAAGAATGCCAAACATGGACCTCTACCTTGTACACTATCTAACATAGTTTGATATTTTAGATTACTTGTGAAAATAAACTTTTGTTGTTCATTTAAATTAAGATAATCATTTCTATCTTTCTGTAAAGATACCTCTTCAGGTCTCCAGAAATAACCTAATTGTTGTTGGTTTAATTTATCAAATATAGGATATTTTAAATCACTATATTGTTGTACTTGTAAATCTTCACCAAAAAACATTGGTTGTTTCATCCAATCTACGCCGTTTGCTTTATTTAATACACTTCTACCCATTTTTATTCCTTGCTCTCCGTTAACTCATAAAAAAATTTGTCGTCATCACCTGCCGTCCACTTTTGTTCTCCCTCTACACTATACTCCTTGGTGGACACTTTGAAGTCGGGAAACTTCAACTCACTCGGCGTATAAGATTTATCAAAAAAGATAACTCTGTTGTTAGGTTGAGCGGCAAAATGACCGTTCTCTAACTTTAATATATTGAAAGATTTGTGTTGACTTGGTACTTCACTATAAGTCACATTTCTTTCTAAATTCGTACTGTTAGCATTATCTATTGTAAACATATACCAACCTTTGTACCACTTCTTATTAGGCGACAAGTATTTAACTTGATTACCTGATAACATTTGTTTTTCAATAATTGTAATATCATAACTAAAACAATCCCATAACTGTAGCTCTGTAAGAGGTACATTCTCTGTAATATCTTTCTTCCATACGAAAGCAGATATAGGTAACTTATCATACAGAGCACCATACTCTGGTATATAAGTTTCAAAATATAATGCTTTGCCTTGTATAGACTTTGCCGTGACCCAAACACCTTCAACTAATTCACCATGTCCTTTTTGGTTATCATATAGATACTCTTTTTTAACATACACATCAATATGAGGTGTATTGACACACAAATATGCCATAAGTTTCCCTTTCTATATTGTACAACTCTCACAATCTTCTTCATCTTGTAAAGTTGCTGGTGGTGTTTCCTCTACTTCATCTTTCCAACCCATATTATGAGTTGGTTCGTCAATATCTTTTTTAGCGTCATAAGTATTCTGATAATATGAAGTCTTCCAACCATATTTGTATGTTGACAAAAGGTCTTGTGCCATTACTGATACAGGCACCTGATTGTCTTCATAATTTTCTGGATTGTAAGACCAATTACCACTTATTGCTTGGTCAAAATACTTTTGCATTACTGCAACGATATTTATATATCCTTCATTCCCTTGCATATCCCATAAAAGAGTATAAAAGTTCTTTAGTCTAGCGTAATCAGGTACCACTTGTTTTAGTGTACCTTTCTTACTCTTTTTAACTGAAAGATAATCTCTAGGTGGTTCAATGCCGTTTGTAGCATTAGAAACCACACTAGAGGATTCGGAAGGCATTTGGGCGGAAAGTGTGCTATGTCTCAACCCATGCTTTTTAATATCTTCTCTTAATTGTTCCCACTTCATAGATAGTTTACGATTTACAATCTCATCTACCTCTTTTTTGTAGGTATCAATAGGTAAGATACCATCCGAATATTTTGTACGGTGGAATAATTCACATTGACCTTTTTCTTGTGCAACTTCATTACTTGCCTTTAATAGGTAATATTGAAATGCCTCTGTAAGTTGGTCAACTTCTTTCCACGCTTCTTTATCATTGTATTTTAAGTGTAGTTTTGCTAGATAGTGTGCAAGACCAATATAACCAATACCAAGACTTCTTCTTGCCTTTGTAGATACTTCGGCAGCCTTAACTGGATATTTTTGATGGTCTATAATTTCATCTAAAGCTCTAACTGCAAGGTCACATAAGTTCTCCAAGTCTTCCAAGTATTGTATTTTACCAACATTGATTGCTGATAGAATACACAACGCAATCTCTCCTTCTCCATCAATATGCTGTATCGGAGTGGTAGGAAGAGTTATTTCCTGACACAAGTTAGACATGTATATTCTGTCTTTGAAAGAGGAGTGTGTATTACAATGGTCGATATTCATAATATAAATTCTGCCTGTTTCTGCTCTTTCTTTTAACATTGCACCAAATAATTCTTGTGCATTTACTTTGGTTTTACTGACACTTGTTTTTCTTTCTGCTTTAATGTAAAGGTCGTCAAACGCCTCCGTGCCCCAAGCCTCATAGAGTTCAGGTACCTCGTGTGGCGAGAAGAGTGTAATGTCTTCGTCATTAATAAACCTTTCATAGAATATTTTAGATAGTTGAATTGAATAATCAAGTTTACGGACTCTGTTGTCTTCCGTACCCTTGTTGTTTTTAAGAACAAGAATGTCCTCTATTTCTTGGTGCCAAATAGGGAAGTGAACCGTTGCACTACCGCCTCTAACACCGTTTTGAGTACAACACTTAACTGTCGCTTCGAATTTTTTGAGGAATGGTATAACTCCAGTGTGCTGAACCTCGCCTCCTCTAATTCTGGCGTTAATGCCTCGGATTCTCCCAGCGTTGACACCAATTCCAGCCCTTTGTGCAACATAATTACCAATAGCCATATCACTACTGAAAATGCTAGGAAGAGTATCATCAATATCAACCAACACACAACTAGCATACTGGCGAATAGGTGTTCTAACACCGGCCATAACAGGCGTAGGAATATTGAT